ACCGCAACATTTACAACGCAGGTAGTTGCTACTTACCATAATGTTCTAATTGACGCACAAGACGGAACTTGTTAAAAAAAAGATATGAAATTAAAAGTATATTTTGATAATGTAGAAATCGAATTACCCCTATACAGAGAGGAAAATACCCTCGATATAGAGTTAGATTTATTAAAAAAAGAGTTCAAGACCCTAGTAGATAATGTTAAGGTTTTAGAATACTTCGATATAAAATTAGGAAATGGCGAATAACGTACAGATTAAGTTTGATATAGATAATAAGTCCCTCGAACTCGCAGGAGCGTCGGCAATGAAACTTACTCAACAGATAAGAACGTTGAAGGGTGAGTTAGGTAAAGGCACGTACTCTCAAGAACAATTCGAGATTTTATCTAAAACAGTGGGAGATTTAGAAGACCAGTTTGCGAAAACTAAAGCTAGGTCAGGAGATTTATTTACCTCCCTTCAACTAATACCAGGCCCAATCGGGGAAATCGCTAGTAAGTTCAACGGGACGATTGCCCTAATGAAGACCTTTTCTTCGTTTAAGTTAGAAGACCTTAAGTTTCAATTTAAGGAAACGTTAGACGATATTAAAGACATCGGTCAGTGGTTAGGTAAAGCAACAGGTATAACAAAGATTTATACTACGTTAAATAACGCCCTTGCGTCTTCGTTCGTTAAGGTCGGAGTAGGAGAGGCTGCGGCAGCAACAGGAGCTAGAGCCTTCGCAGCGGCTTTAACAGCTACAGGTATTGGAGCGTTAGTCGTAGGTTTAGGACTAGCGGTTAGTGCTTTAATGGAGTTCGCATCGGGAACTGACGAGGCTGAAAGACAACAAAAAGAGTTTAACGACCAACTTGCTAGAACGAACTTACTTTTAGATATGGACTTGGCGTCCGCTAAAAGAAGACAGACGGAGAGAATTGCCGAGTTAAGAAAAAACGGAGCCTCTGAAAAAACTATTAGAGAACAAGGAGTTAAAGACCTCAAGGAAAACTTAACTATTACTACGGACGCTCTTACCGAAGCCTACAAACAAGAAAACGCGGCGATGGGTAAAGGGGTTGAAGCGTTAAACAAGGCTCAGGAAAACACCCGTAACCTCGAAACCAAACAAGCGGATTTAAGGTCAGCGATTAGAGTTGCCGAACTCGATAATCAAACAAATGCGAATAAAGAGGCTGAAAACTTAAGAAATCAGAATAACGCCAGTGCCGAAAAGAATGCTCAGAAGGAAGCCCAATTTAGAGCCGACAAATTAAAGAACCAAAAAGAAGCTTTAGACGCTCAAATAGAATTAGAGATTTCTAAAGGGGATACTAGCGCTGCGGCACTCGAGAAACTTTATAAGAAGAGAAATCAATTCGATTTAGACGAACTTAAGACCGCTGAAACTAACGCTAAAAATCTAGTTGATAAGGGTAAAATAAGTAGGGAAGAATATAATAACGTAATCGCTGGTATAGATGCGAAGAGAGTTCTAATCGCTCAAAAAACTACTGAAGCGATTAAGAAGGCGGGAGAGGACGACGCCAAAGTAATTGAAGAGAATAAGAAGAAGGACGAAGAGGCTATTAAAAATACGGAGGAGTTTAATAGAAAAATTAGAGACCTTAAAACGTCCTCGATATTAGACGATACTCAAAGAGAAAAACAAGCAAGACAAGATAAGTTCGACGACGACTTAAGAGCGTTAGAAACTGACGCCGAGTTTATTAAGAAAAGTGAAACAGATAAAGCGGATATTAGAAAAAATCTTAAGGACATTTTTAATAGAGACATAAATAAGATAGACGATACTCAAAGAAATAAAGAGTACGAAGACGAACAAAAGGCCAACGAAAAAAAGTTAAGATTACTCGAACTACAAGGACAAGGTCTTATTCAAGGTACAAAGGCGTACTTCACAAATAGAGCCGAGATATTAAAAGAAACCGAAGAGCAAGAGTTTAACGACCTTAAAAATCAGTTAGAAAAAGGAAAACTTACTAGAGAACAATACGAGATGGCTGTTACAGCAACGGAAGGTAAGTACATAAATCTTCGTAAGGAATTAAAGAAACAAGAACTAGCCGCGATAGGTCAAACCATATCCGCCACGTTAGACGCGTTTGCTAATTTAGGAAATGCGATTGCTTCGACTTACGACGCGGAGGCTAAAACAAGTCAGGCTGCGTTCGAGAAAAGAAAAAAATTACAACTAGCCACGGCTGTTATGTCCGCAGCTTCGGGTCTAGTACAAATCCTAACTCAACCATCTACTTTACCTTCCCCGTTCGATTGGATAGTAAAAGGTATAAACGCTGTTGCGTTAGGTATTTCAACGAAGGTAAATATAGATAAAATTAAAGCCACAAAGTTCGAGGCGCCAGATAGTGGAGGAGGTGGAGCGGCTCCGTATAAAGTTACTGCGAATAGAGCGTCAGGAGGTATTGTTACTGGCCCTGGTACTTCTACGAGTGATAGTATAAACGCCCGATTATCTAACGGGGAATACGTAGTAAATGCGAGAGCAACTAATGCGTTCCTTCCTTTACTTAATTCTATCAACGACGCGGGACTTCAACCACGTTTCGCAGCGGGAGGTCTTTATACGGGACAAGACAGCGGTAATATGGCGGCGGAGAATATAACGAGAGCAATACAAGATAGTATAGTTGATAGACCTATGAGAACTTACGTAGTAGGAACGGATATGTCTAATCAACAACAATTCGATAGAACGATTAAATCTCGTTCTGTTATTTAATAAGTGGAAAAAACCTTAAACCGATATATTTATTAGTATGACTACTAAAATTGTAGAACTTTTTATCGAGGATATGGAAGACGAGAGCGGTATTGAAGCAATATCACTCGTAAGTAGACCCGCACACGACGAAACTTGGTTGGCATTTAATCACGAGGAAGAAGTAGAAAAACTTGAACCTCAATATAAAGTTATGCCCGACGACTTCTGTACTCATAACCCCCTCTTGAACGAATTAGGAGAACATTATAGGGACTTAATCGACGAAGGTTGGGAAGTTGTAAGGGTTGAAAAAATGACCCCTCAAATCGTCCATAAAATGAACCAGGAACGATTTACGAAATCGAACCCTAACGCCGAGAGTGAATTAGATAAAGAAAAGTTTAGAGTTCGTTTTAAGTACGTTGGCCCAGTTGACGATAGAAATAGAAGGTTCTGTGCGGATATGATGTCTGCGAATAGAGTTTATCGTATAGAAGATATTGATGCGTTGAGTGATGGTGTTGCTAATCCAGAGTTTGGTTTCTACGAAATCTTTACCTGGAGAGGTTCTTTCAATTGTCGTCATCAGTGGGTTCGTTTAATTTATAAAAAGACGGGTTCGATTATCAATAGTGGGGATAGTACTAAAGGACTTACTCGAGAAGAAGGACTAGGCCCTGGTATACAAAGAGATACGAGAAACGACGCAACTAAAAGAGTAGGAGAAACAGGAACATTAGCCAACGGAAATCCAGCTTCCCCTCTACAAGTTAGTAGAGATAGAGACCCTAGAGCTGGAAGTAAGTTTAGTGAAGAAGAAATATTTGTAGATAGTATAAACGACTATCCTCAAGGAGTTAAAGACGCAGCCTCTAAAGCCGTTAAATACGCCGAAGAAAATGGATGGGGTAGTTGTGGTACGGGAGTAGGTAAACAAAGAGCCTCTCAACTATCTAAAGGAGAAAATATTTCGGTAGATACTATCGAGAGAATGTATAGTTATTTATCCCGTCATAAAGTAGATTTAGAAACCTCTAAAAGTTACGAAGATGGTTGTGGAAAACTTATGTATGATGCGTGGGGTGGAGAAGCGGGTCTAGCGTGGAGTGAACGTAAATTGAAACAACTAGTAAACGAAGAGATGAGTAAGAACCAAAAGTTATTATTCTACGACGAAGACAAAAGAATATTAGTAGGAGCCGCAATGGTGCCGAATAAGATGATTATTCGTTACGACGCTTTAGGAAATCCTTATCACGTTTTCTTCAGTAAAAAAACTATTAAAAAGATGGCGGACAAGTTCCTTCGTCAAAGAAGAACTGATGAAACGAGTATAGAACATAATGGTATTAAACTCGGAGCCGATAAAGTTTATATTACAGAAAGTTGGGTTAGTGAAGACCCTATAAAAGATAAATCCGCAGCCTATGGATTTAATTTACCTTCGGGCACTTGGTACGTCACTATGAAAATAGAAGACCCTAAAGTTTGGAAGTTGATTAAAGACAAAATGCTTACGGGATTTTCGGTTGAAGGTCTTTTTGCCGAAAAGTCCGTTTTCTCAAAAGATGCGGAAATCATAAACACAATAAAAGACATACTAAAATCAATTAAAGATGAATAGTAAAACTGCGGTTGAGCGTATTATGAAAGTATTAGGTTTAACTCCTGAAAGATTTTACGAAGGTAAGACCGAACAAGGTCTTATGGTAAAAATGGAAGGTGAGTTAGAGTTAGGACAAAAAGTATACGTAGCAACAGAAGAAGGTTTAATTCCAGCTCCTCCAGGCGTTCACGCGTTAGAAGATGGCTCAAAATTAGAGGTTGACGACGAGGGAATGCTCGTTAAAATCGATATGGGCGATTACATAACACCAGACGCTGAAAAGGAAGAAAAGGATTTAGAAATCGCTAAAAAGGACGAAGAAATGTCTATGGATAAGTTTGCGGACGTAAAACTAAAAGACGATGTAACGATGAGAGTTGGCGGAGATATGCCATCTATCGGTCTACGAGTTAAGATGGTAAATTACGACGGAACACTTACCGCTATGACAGACGGGGATTACGAAACTAGCGGCGGAGAGGTTATTTCCGTTATTGGTGGAGCAATTTCAGGTATTCAGTCAAAGGCTGATTACGAAAAAAGAAAAACAGGATTTACAATCGCTGAAACTCCTGATGGAGTGAAGGTTGAAAGTCCGACTTTTGATGTAGGTGAAGATATTTTTGTTCTAGACGGAGACGAGAAAAAAATGGCTCCCGATGGTGAACATCAAGTAACACTTAAAGATGAAAGTGGAAACGAAACTAAAATCCGTGTAATATCTAAAGACGGAAAAATAGTTGAACGTGAGAACGTTGAAGAAATGGAAAAAACTATGATAGACATAGCGGAACAATTCCGTAAGGCTCTATTAAAGTTTGAGACAAAAATCGACCTTATCGCAAAAAAACAAAAAGAACTAGAAAACAATTTTCAGAAGTTTTCTAAAGAACCTGCGGGTTCAAGAGTATTTACTCAAAAAACAATAAACGAAACACCAAATCCTCTAAACTCTAAATATGAAGGTTTCAGAAAATTAAGAGCGGATTTAGGTGCTAAATAAAAATACGAAAATGAAAAAGAATAATTTAACAAAATTGAACTTCAACTACGATTTGGGCGGTTTATCTACGTATGTTGACCAATTGTCTCCCGATATTATCGCAGAAGCTGTTTTAACTCCTGTGACGATGAAATACGTAAATGTAATTCCAAATATCAAAGGAACTCAAAACGTGAACCTTTTATCTGAAACTTTAGTGGTACAAACTGGTACTACTTGCGGTTGGTCAGACCAAGGAGACGTAACTTTCACTGTATCACCTGTTACAGTGCAAGCATTAAAAGTGAACCAATCACTTTGTTTACAAGAACTTAACTCGCTGTGGTTGGGCCAATACCTCTCAAACGGAAGCTACAATGAAAATGCACCATTTGAACAAGCGATTATTGACCTACAAACAAAACAGATAAAAAGATATAATGAAGATTTATTGTGGAACGCATCATCAGGAACTTCAGCGTTCTCTGGTTTTATCGAAATCTTTGGTTCTGCTAACTTTACTTCTAACGGAGGTATTAAATTAACAGGTCAAACGGCTTTATGTTCTGTAACGGGTTCTTCAACTCAACAACAAGCGTATAACGTTCTTACTCAAGTAGATAATTTAATTATCCAATTAAATAGAAACGTGTATGATAGAGACGACGTAGTAATCTATATGTCTCAATCTCAATTCAAGTGTTATTTAACAGCAATCAGAAATGTCAACAACTTTCATTTCAGCGAACCTAATCTAGGTCAAGTATACGAAGTATTCCATCCACAAACCAACTACAAAGTAGTAGGCGTACCTGGATTGAACGGAAGTAACTTAATCGTAATTGGGCCAATGCAATATATGTTGGTTGGTACTGACCTTACTTCTGATGAAGATAGTTTCAGGGCTTGGTGGAGTCAAGATTTCCAAGAGGTACGAATTATGTCGGCATGGAAGCTTGGAACACAAGTGGCATTCCAAGAGTTCTTCGTAACTAATGGATTATAAGAATACTAAAGGTCGGGAGGGAAACCTCCCTTCCTTTAACAAATAATAAACTAGAATTAAAATATTTATAAAATGGCTTGTAATTTAACAGATGGTATTTTATTAGGTTGTCGTGACAACGTCGGTGGTCTTAAGAATATGTGGATTACCGATTGGTGTAACATAGCAAGTATTACTTCTTCAACTGGAGATACGATTACTCAAATCTCAGGAACTGGAGAGTTTTATTGTTTCCAACTTATTAGAACATCGTCACAACATACAGAAACAGTGAACGCTTCACTTGAAAATGGTACAATTTTCTATCAGGGTGAAACAGTGGTTTACTTCAGTAAGTTAGAACAATCAAAAAGAAATATCCTAAAAACTTTAGGTCAGTCTCAAAGATTGGCTATTGTTGTGGAAGATAATAATGGTTCGTTCTTCTTTTTAGGTCAAACCTACGGAGCTTACGTAACAGCGGGTACTTCCGTGACAGGCAAGGCTTTAGGTGACCAAAATGGATACAACTTAACATTCGGTTATTTAGAACCGAACCCTATGAACGAATTGAGTGGTACTCTACAATCAGTTGTAGCGGGTATTGCTTATGACGACTGCGGTGGTTGTATTTAAGATGAAAATACTAAAATAAAATAATAGGGGGGTAATTCCCCCTATCTTTTATACTCGATATGTTAATAATTAAAACTAATCAACCAAATACTTTAGTAGTTACAGTGTCGCAGAATAGCGAGCTCCCTAACCCTGAATATTTGTTTTCCTTTACCCATATATTCTCTAAAGCGAGTGTAACTTTTATCCCTACGGATATTTCTACGCATAAGAGTAGATACGACGAGTTTTACTTCGTTGAGGGTACGGCTGCGGGTCAAATCGCATTTCCATATCAGGGCCAATACCTTTACTCAATTTCAGAACAGCCTGCGGGGTCTGGTAATCTAAATCCAGCACTAGCATATAACGTAGTAGAAAACGGGGACGCTCAAGTATTCCCTTCGAGTGCTTCGACTATGGATAGTCAATACGATATTTACATATCTAGTAACGAGGACAACTCGAATATTATATTTGCTCCTGGTGAAATAACCCCTTAATCTTCAGGATTTATGAGATGTTAATGATTTTTGGATAAAAAAAATATATTTATAGATATGAATGAAGAAAAATTACAGAACGGAGATATATTAAGAGTATTCGATTTTGCGACTGCGAACGTTCCTATCATCGAGGAAAACTTAATAATCAATTCAAGAAGCCCGTGGGTTTATTATGGTGTTGCCAATTTAGCCCCTCAAGAACTTATCCGTCTTTATAACTCATCACCTACTCATAGAGCGTCTATCCAATCAAAATGGTATGGAGTGAGAGGAGAAGATATTTCGTTAAAAAGCGGAGAGAATACTAGATTAGTTCTAACTAATAGTTTAGGAGACCCTATGTTTGATTTGTGGAGTAAATGTGCTCTTGATTTCATTTTATACGGGTGTTTCGCATTAAACATCGTGTGGAGAAGAGACAGGTCAACTGGATTTGAGATGTACTATATGGACGTTTCTAAATTGAGAGCCGAAAAGAGTGATGCGTTAGATAGAGTAAATAACTACTACTATTGTGCTGATTGGAGATTACCTAAAAGATTTATCCCTCGTAAAATCGCAGCCTTTAATCCTACTAATACCGAAGAACAATCACAAGTATTTTATTATACTACTCACTCCTGCGGGAATGACTACTACGCAACTCCTGGATATTGGGGTGGTGCCACAGCAATTTCAACAGAAGTGGAGATATACAATTGGTGGTTCAACAATATCGTAAATAACCTTCAGCCGTCTTTATTTGTTTCACTCAACTCTGGAATACCTCACCCTGAAGAGCGTGAAGCGATATACCAAACGATGACGCAAAAATATGGTGGAAGTAACAACCCTGGTAAGTTGTTCCTGACGTTCGCAGAGAGTAAAGAACAAGCACCCGAAGTAACACAAATTACTCCTAACTCTTCGGATAAAATGTGGCTTGAAATGGCTTCAGCGGTACAACAAGCGATACTTACCTCACACCAAATCAGTTCCCCTGAATTGCTTGGAATTATTACTCCAGGAGGTTTAGGAACTCCTGACCACCTCGAAGCTCAAGACCACTTCCAACATCTCGTGATTAAGCCGATACAAACCGAAATCAAACATATATTCGAGAAATTATTGTTATTGAGAGACGGAGTTGAAGCTGAATTAGTTATTAAACAATTTGAGATGGTTACTATACCTGACGCCGCTCCTACCGAAACGATAGATATAAATAAAGACGAAGTAGTCGGGGTAAATAAAAACGAAAATATAAACGAAACAAATGAGTAGTCCTGGATTAGTACCTCAAAATGTGTTGCTCGTGTCGGAGAGCAAACTTAAGAACTTCACTGACATCGACCCTAACGTTACGAGTTCAGTATTGTTGCCGTTCATCAGCGTCGTACAACAGACCAAACTTGAGTATATTATAGGTGCCAAGTATTATAAAAGTTTATTATATCAGGTTTCGGGAGGTACGATTTCTTCCAACACTACAGATAATAATTTCCTTCAATACTTCGTACAACCAATGCTTATTTGGGCTGCGTATGCTGAGGCCTTGCCATCGATTTTTATGCGTATCAAAAACAACGGAATTGTGACAGGGGCTGAAAATACTATTACGATTTCCGAAATGAATTATATGCAGAAAAGGGGAGACGATAGGTCGCAATTCTTCGAGCAACGTATGATTGACGAGATTATCTTTAACTCTAATCTATACCCGTTATGTTTTAACTATACTTCTAACGAAGGGTTATTTCCACATCTTGGAAAAAATTACTTTTCAGGAGTTCATCTAACTAATGGAAACTGGACTGATAGTCCTGGTTATATGATGAAGAATTACGGATTACCTTATTATTCAGACCCGACTTACGCTTGTTGTGGTTGGTAAAAAATATATCTAAATGAACGAAACCATATTACTTTTTTTATCTAACACTATAACAGGAATTGCTGGTTGGTTTGTTGGTCGTAGAAGACAACAAGCTGAAACCGACAACCAAACGTTACGCAATTTAGAACTTGCCGTAAATCTTTATAAAAACATCATCGATGACTTAAAACAAGAGATACACGAGTTGAATATTAAGATACAAGATTTAGAAAAGAAGGTAGACGAACTACACGCCGAAAATATAAAATTAAAGAAAAACTCATTATAGAATGCCAATCCCAAAACCCGAAACTGGAGAAAATGAAAGTCAATTTGTTAGTCGTTGTATTAGTAAAATAATCGACGAGTACGACCAATCTCAAGCAGCCGCGATTTGTTATAACTCTTATAGAACTAAAGAAGAGATGAGTAAGAAGGACGCGATATTCATTATCCAACCAAGAAAAGCCGAGAATAGAGGACAATACCTTACAAGATGTTCTAATAACTCAAAGATGAAAAACCAATACCCCGTAATGAAAAAGAGGTTAGGATTTTGTCTTAACTCTTTCAACGAGTATTATAGATATTGGAACAAATTAGATTTTGAGGAAGTCCCTACAGATAGTGCGTTAGGTACTTGTATTGCGAAGAATAAATCAAAAGGATTTGATTATAAGGAAGCCTACGCTAGATGTGCTAGTAAAGTAGTCGTACCTAATACTCCTGTCGTTATGAACGATAATTTACTTATCGAACCTGTTGCGTTCGGGGAGATAGATATTTTAGGGTATAAGACGAAGTATTTTTATATTTGTCCTGGCGCTCAATCTACGTTCGAACATCTTATTAGTATGAAACCCGACGAGGATACATCTAGAATGATTAGAAACGCCGCGGTACTAGCGGATAGTATTTTTGAGATAGAAGCAAAAGTATTAGATGAAGAAACCGCTTCAGTAGAACAATTAGAAAAGGCAACTCTACTAGTTGACGATTTTTACGATTTAATGGAGGTTATAGACAACGATTTAGGAATGTTACACGATGTATCGTATATGGAAGGACACCTTGAAAAAATAGGGTCTTACGTGAGAGAGGAGATGGGTTTAGAAGATGCGTGTTGGGAAGGTTACGAGGCTATTGGAACGAAAATCGTAAACGGACGTGAAGTACCGAACTGCGTACCGATAGAAAAAGAAAAATAAATTAAATAAAAACATAAAAAAATATGGCAAATCTATTCACAATAAGTATGAAGAGCGGTGCTGATACAACAATAACAAGTATATCAACAACGACGGGTGCTACGAATACTTTTACAATAACGGGTGGAACATTTCCACT